GGGGCTTTTCAAGACACCACAGACCAGTCTGCTGCGAGTACGACTGCGGCATATGCGATTACGCTGAACACGACTGACTTCAGTAACGGTGTAAGCGTTGTCAGCAACTCTCGGATTACGTTTGCTACTGGAGGCATCTACAACATCCAGTTCTCAATTCAGTTTGCTAACGATGACTCGCAGATTCATGATGTTGATGTGTGGTTTCGTAAGAACGGTACTGACATTGCTGGGTCTAACTCTAAGTTCTCGGTTCCTAACAAGCATGGTTCTGTTAAAGGCCACTTGATTGCAGCGTTGAACTTTTACAACCAAGTTAATGCTGGTGACTACGTTGAAATAATGTGGTCGACTACTAATACTGCTGTAATTCTTGAACAGATTCCTACCCAGACAAGCCCGACTCGCCCATCGACTCCTAGTGTCATTGTCACTGCTAACAAGGTAGACGAATCATCAACGTCTGACGTATACGCATCAAACCAGATTCAAGGTCAATGCACTGTCAACCATTTTGCTAACTCAACCGCTAACAAAACCTACAAATATGTTGTCCTTGGCTAAAACATACGTACAACCTGAGCAACTTGCTTCTGTGTGGGAGTGGGTACGTCCTAAACTTGTTGAGATCTCTCAAGTGTCTGCTGAGCCGTGGTTGCCTGAAGATGTTTATACGGAGTGCAAAGAGCGCCGTGCAGCGTTATGGTTGGCTACAAAAGAGAACAAGCCTATAGCGTTTGCGGTCATGCAACCAGAGCGGACTGCAATGCACTTGTGGGCTGGCTGGGCAGAGTGGAATCTGGATGGTGCTATGGAACTTGCAAAGCAGCTTGCAAAAGAGTCTGGTGCTAAAAAACTAACATTTTCATCATTACGGCCAGGCTGGGAGCAGGTAGCTCCTGAGTATGGTTTCAAGCCCGTCAAGTGGGCAGCAGAGGTGTGACATGAGTGGCCCATCTTCATCTACCGTTACGTCCGCGCCTGGAGCGCTTACCCCGGCTGGTGGGACGTCAAACCTTAACCAGCTTGCCGCTGATCGACTAGAAACTTTGTATGGCGAGGGTAACCCTGCTGTGTATCAAGGTGCTCGATCTGTTTCGGCAAGTGCCGAAACAAGCAAGGCGCTTACTGATGCATACAACGTTGCCACTGGTAGTAACAAACTTTTGACTGACGCTCTTGCACAGCAAGGAAAAACGATTGGCGGCGATTATCTTGGGTTAAATCCATTTTTCACTGGCGCGTTTGCTGCGGCCAAAACGCCTATAGAGGAAGCATTTCAACAACAAATTCAGAACATCACCTCACAAGCCTCGCGAGCTGGTAGATATGGATCTGGTGCAGCGCAACAGCTTCAGGAACGTGCTGCAACTGGGTTAGCGAGGGAACTTTCCAACATCGGTGGAACTTTGGCGTTTAGAGGTTACGAGTCTGAGCGTGGGCGTCAAGAAGCTGCATCTGCCCTTGCTCCTTCGTTGTCTCAAGCTAGGTATGCCGATGCAGAAAAAGCGTTGCGAGTCGGTCAGATTAAAGAAGGCTACACTCAAGCTCAAAACCTTGCGAATATGCAGAAATTCCAAGAAGAAGAGATGGCACCGTATATACGGCTACAGACCTTCCTATCAGGTATGTCTGGTATCCCAACAGGTCAGACCGTATCGACAAAGTACGAAACAGATCCAGCCTTGCAGTCTCTTGGTGCTGCCATTGCCGGCGGATCGATTCTTGGGTCGGATGGCAGTCTGAACATCCCTGCTGCTGTTGCGTCTGGTCTGCTGACGTATCTTGGCATTAAGAAGTAGGTGACATCATGGCCGTAAGAACTGGTAATGATTGGGCAACATGGTCGTATCAAGATTTAATTGATACGCTTGGGACTGGTTTGGGTACTGTTTATGCGGCTGTGTATGGAAAACTGCCAGGACAAACTGAGCCAGTTCAAACATTCTCAGCAAGCCCAGAAATAAGGACAGAAGCCCCAGTCGGGCAAATGCCGTCAAACGCATATCAACAAGTTGAAGAGGCGATGGCTCCAAACATTGCCGCTGTAAAAGAGTACATGAAGACAGAAGATTATCGTCTTCAGAACATGAGCGTTGCAGATGCAAAAGAAAACATCCGGCAAGAAATTGCTAATCAACAAAAATCACTAGCAGGTCAAGGTGTCAATTGGAACTCCGGAATTCCTGTTGATGACACTATTGACTACATGGCCGGTCAGCTTGCAAAGGCAGGCGTAAAAACTATTTACGACTTAGAGGTTCGCAAGGTTCCGGGGCCGGATCAAGTTATCGGCGGTGGCGGCGAAAGTGGCGAACAGATTTATGGCCCAGGCCCAGAGCAAAATGCGCTTATAAACAAGCGTACAGGGCAAGCGATACCACCTGAATATGCTTTTGCACAAATGGGCGACACTGGTGGAACTTGGGGCGGTACATTTGCTGGGGAAGGCTCTACTAGGTTTAACGTCAACTTTGTAGATGGTGTCCCTGTTTTCACAGCGCAACAACAAGCTACTGTCAAAAGCGGTTTAGAAAAACTTGCTGGTGTTGCTGTACCAATTGGACTAGGTATTGCTCTTGGGCCTGCCGGTCTTGGGTTGTCTAGCGCTGCTGCTGGCGCGATAGCTGGTGGTGCTGGCGGTCTTCTAAAAAGCGGGGATATCGAAGACGCTCTCAAGGGCGCTGCGCTAGGTGCCGCCGGTGGTTTTGCAAAAGAAGCATTGCTTGGTGGTGAAGCACTAGCAGGAGATCCTACAAGAGCCGCGCTGTATAGTAATGCCGGGTATGGCGAAGGCCTTCTAAATATGGTTCCACCTCCTGTCATCAGTGAGCCTGTATTGGTTCCTGGTGACACTGCGCTAACAGGAACTCTTGCACAGCCTCCGCTTGCTGTTGAGAACATTGCCGGTCAGTTGACGCCTGAAGCTACCGCAATGCTTGGGCCTAGTGCTGGTGCTGTTGCTGCTGGCGATCTTGCTGCTATAGAAGCATCAATGGGCACGCCTGCTGTAGATGCCACTGGAAGCGCAACAAAGGCGGCATTGTTGGGTGATGCTGGATATGGGCCTGGGTTGATTCAGGGTGAAGCGCCGATCATCGAGTCAACACCTACAAGCATGGGGCCAGGCAAAGAAGTATCCGGTCTACAGGTAGCAAAAGATATCGTTACAAGCCTTCCTGGTGCGTCTCAGCAGTATCTGACTACGGCTCTCACTACGTTGGGCCTTGACCCTGATTTGGTCAACAACATCGTAGGCTGGAAACCATCAGGCGCATCATCGACCACAACACAAACGGGTGGCGGCGGTTCTAATTTTCTTGGGCCTATCATCGGCGGTCTGCTATCGCGTCAACAACAAGGTGCACCTACCCCTGGAATCATCCAAGGCAAAGGTGTCGACATTACCAGTCCCATTCAATCTTTACTCGCTCCTAAATTAGTACAACAGCGCCCTGTAACGCTGCTGTGAGGTGAATCATGGATATTGCATCTCTGTTGTTTCCGCAAGCACCCTCTTACGCAACTGGTCTACTGGGCGAAGAGGAGGCCGCTCGTCTACAGGGTCAGGCTAGGCAGGCAGGTTTGTTGAACCTCGGGCTAGGTCTGTTGGCTGCTGGTGGGCCTGCTGCTGTACGTCCTGGTTTGGGACAAGGGTTGATACAAGGTCTATCTGCTGGCCAACAGGCATACCAGAACGTATATAGCCAGCGTCTGCAAGAGATGGAGATGGCTCGTAAGATTGCAGAGCAGCGTCAACAGCAGCAAATGCAGCAGATGATGCAGCAACTTGCTCCGAGAGCGTTGGCAGGCGATCAAGAGGCTATGAGTCAGCTTGCTCAGTTCTTGCCGCCGGAACAGTTGTCAAAATTCACAACCGCAGCTAAAACAGCTCAGGAAATGCGTACTCCTGCTAAGCCAGATTATCGAGAAATTGGCGGGAAACTTGTTAAAGTTGACCCAATAACCGACAAGACATCAGTTGTTTTTGAGCCTGGGCAAACGCCAAAACTATCTGATCTTGGCTCATTGTATGCCGCTGTTAACTTCCCAGGCACGCCAGTTGACCAACTTAAGCCAAATCAACTTGCTGATATCTTAAAGTTCCAGCAAACGCCTTCACCAAAAGATTTGGCGGACATGCTAATTAAAGCAGAAACGCTGAAAGCAGAAACTGGCATTGATCTTACTGGAACAATTCGAGCACTTTCTGGGCCGACATTCCCGGTTCTTGGTACTGGTATGCCTGCTGCTCCACAGCCAACTGCTACACCTTCTGTAGCTCAACCGCCAGCTCCGCCTACTGCGGCACCTACTGGAGTAGAACCTACTGCCGGTATGGTTCCTTCTATTCAAAACGAAGCCATACCGCTTAAGTTTAAAAATGAGCTACAGGTTGCACAACCTAAAGTGGTAACAGCAACAAGATCGGCTATTAAAGACTTGCGTGATTTGCGTGATGCTGTAGAACAGGTCAGAAACCATCCTGGTCTTAAAACTGCAACCGGGTTTGGCGGGCAAGCTTTGTCTGCTATTCCTGGTACAAAAGCGGCTGATGCGGCAGCTTTGCTCGACAATCTTAAGAACCGAAACTTTATTGCTGGCATTCTGAACTTGCGTCAACAATCGCCCACGGGGTCTGGTGTTGGCTCATTAACGGAACGTGAAGGCGCAAGGTTTGAGAACCTAAAAGCTGCATTGTCGCAGGCACAAACCGTTGACCAACTTCGTGAGCAACTAGACATCCTCAGCAATGCAACTGTAGAAGCAATGCAGGGGTTGTATGATGCATATCAGTTGGATTACCCTCGAAATAGGACTCTTGAAGAAGATGTTCGCAAGTCGGTGATTAAGCGCCAAACAGCGCCAGCACAGACTCTTGATGATATTTTCAAACGGCGGTAACGATCATGGCTAAAAGCATTGCTGACCGGATCAATCAGGCTCGTGCTCAAGGCTACAAAGATGACGAAATTGTTAGCTACCTGATTAAAGAAGGCATCCAAGCAGACCCGTTAACGGAAGCCATGAAGGCCGGGTATTCGTCTACTGAGTCATTGGACTATTTAACTCGTGGCAGGCCCATTGAAGAACGGGTTATGCGAATTCCTAGTTTGGTTGCTAGGGGTGCATTGCCTGTTGCAACTGGTGCTGCAATTGGTGCTCCATTTGGCCCGGTTGGAATGGCTGCTGGTGCTCTCGCTGTGCCAGCCGCTGAAGCTGCAACTCAGTTGTACAACGTCGCAGCGCCAGAATCAATGCGCATCCCAACGCCTATGCAGGCAATTGGTAGAGTTGGGACGATGATGGGTTTGTTTCAACCAGAAACCCTACCAGAGCAAATGATGACCGCTGCTGGCGGTGGTGCTGCTGGCGCTATGGGCACGCTCCCAGGAATGGCAAGGCTTGCACAAACCGCTGTAACACCTACCGGCAGGGCTATGGCTGGTCAAATGGCTGCTGCGCCTGGTCAACAGATCTTAGCCGGAGCTGCTGCTCCTCCGGTTGGTGAAGCTGTCGCAGATGTTGCAGATAGCCAAACTGCCGGGATGTTGGCGTCACTTGTTGCTGGCGGTGCTATGGGTGCCCGTAGAGGCGAGCGCGAGATTGTGCCGACTGCTGAGGCGATGAAACAAGCCGCAAGCGCAGCATACGAACGAGCGAACCTTTCTGGTGTGATTATTAGCCCGCAGAGTTTGCAAAAGACGTCTAAAGAGCTATTTAAGACTGTTGATGATCTAGGTTATCTGCCTGTTGCACAACCTAAGATTGCTGCATTTTTAGATGAATTTAATGCTCAGGCTCAACAACCGCTGTCGCTAGATCGTGTTGAGAGATTGCGTCGCATTGCTAGTAACGCAGCAGCATCAACAGACCCGTCTGAGTCAAAGATGGGTGTTGCTTTAAAGTCAAAACTTGATGACTTCGTAAGTGGTATAAAAGACGAAGATTTAGTTGTATCTGCGCCCAACTTGCAGGCTTTGTTGAGACAGCTTTCTGGTGAGGCTGTTGAGCCGCAAACATCAGTACAGTATTTAAAAGAAGCACGCAATCTGTATAGCAAAGGCGCAAAAGCTCAAGAAATCGATGAGTTGATGGAAAGGGCTGCTAACAGCGCAACAAACTACAGCCAATCAGGTATTGAGAACGCTATACGAATCCAGTTTAGACAACTGGCAAAGAACAAGACTCGGATGCGAAAATTTAACGAAGAAGAGCAGGTGTTAATTAAAGACATTGTTCGTGGCGGCTCTATCGAGAACGTACTGCGTTATTTTGGCAAGTTGGCTCCTACTGGCGTAGTCTCTGGTGGCGTGTCATCTGGTGCTGGATATGCTGTTGGCGGGCCTGTTGGTGCTGTTGCTGCGCCTGCGGTTGGTTCTGTTGCACGAGAGCTTGCAGGGGCAAGAACTCAAGCTAAAGTCGACGAGTTAATTTCTCAGATTCTAATGGGGCGTCCTGTTCAACGTGGCCCAGCTACGTACTTCAGTGCGCCAGGCGCAATGCGTGGGTTGCTTACCCCTCCCGTTGAGGTTGAATAATCATGTCAAAGACCAAAATCAGTGAATTTTCCACTACCCCAGGCAACAATACCGACATCAACGGTATCAATATTGCAGAGGGTTGTGCGCCTAGCGGGATCAACAATGCCATTCGGGAGTTGATGAGTGATCTGAAAGAATGGCAATCCGGTGCAATGGATGTTTATGTCATTCCACAAGGCACTGCTGCTACGCCTGGCATCCAACTGTACGGTGATCTTGATACAGGTCTATATGGTTTTGCTGCTAATCAGTTGGGTGTTGCTGTAGGTGGTGCTTCTGCTGGATATTTCTCGTCTGCTGGGTGGGTTGGTAATGTTGTTGCGACAACGGTAGACCTAACGAATATCGAAGTAACCAATATCAAAGCGAAGGATGGCACTACCTCGATTTCGCTTGCAGACTCTACTGGTATTGCGACGTTCAGCAAGGCAACTGTTATTGAGACAACCGATAACACCAACGCTGCCTTACGAATCACCCAGCTTGGAACTGGAAATGCTCTGCTTGTTGAAGATGCTACAAACCCTGATACAACACCGACTGTTATTGATCAGTTTGGAAACGTAATCTTAGGAACCACAGCGCGAACAACGCCAATCACAAGCAAAATCGAAATTCATGGAACTGCTAGTGAATTATCTGGGTTGTCGCCATCACTTGGATTTTACCATTGGTCTGCAACAGCCAGCCTTTCATCTACGTTGACGTTTAGACACTACCCGTCTGGAACCGTTGGTACATTAGCTGCAAACACATCGGGAGATGTGCTAGGTCGTATTGTGTTTTTGTCTTACGACGGAACTAATTCGTTTGGTGCGGTAATTAGAGGCGTATCTGGCACTGGCGGCACGGCACCGTCTATTACGTATGATGCGTCTGGTGGTCATAACTTTACCAATGGCCCGATTGATGTTGAAACCCTAGAGGTTACAAACATCAAAGCCAGAGACGGTACTGCTGCTGCATCTATCGCTGACTCGACTGGTGTAATTACTGTAACGAAAGACGTTATTGTTAACGGAGTAACGCTTGGCAAGGGTCTTGGATCTGTCCTGACGAATACCGCTCTGGGTAGAAGCGCCCTCGCTGCTAACATGGTCGGTGATCTGAATACAGCAGTCGGCAATCTCAGCTTGACTAGCAACACTGGTGGAACTGGGAATACTGCTGTAGGCCATGTAGCAATGACTAGTCACCAAGGCGGTTCGTTGAACACCGCTGTAGGTGCTGGCTCACTGACTGCAAACCTGAATGGCAACAACAATACTGCAATTGGTCAGAGTGCGCTTGGAACGGCTACAGGCAGCAACAATACGGCTGTTGGTAGTGCTGCCGGTTCGTTAATTACAAACGGCAACAAGAACACGATTATCGGCAATTACGACGGTAATCAAGGCGGTCTGGATATCCGTACCGCAAGTAACTACATCGTTCTTTCTGACGGTGATGGCAATCCACGAGCGTATTGGAACGGTGCTGATGCTACGTTTGGCGGTACGCTGACTGCAACGACAATCACCGGCACTCAGGTAAACAGCGACAACCTACGTCTTGATGGCAACACATTGTCGTCTACGGACACAAACGGAAACATTGTTGTTACACCCAACGGTACTGGTATTACCACGTTCAGCAATTATCTAAAAACCGGAAACCTTGAAGTTGGTCAGGTTGCATTAGGCACGAACCTAATTAAAGCCACGAATACAAACGGTGGCATCTATCTGCAAACAAATGGAACTGGTCTGATCTTTGCAGACGCTGCAAGCATTATTGCTGGCAATGCAAGTGCTACAACCAAGATTACAACTAACGGTGCCAGCGATCTTGTACTTGATACGAATGATGGTTCTAACTCCGGCAGTATTACGATTGAAGACGGTGTTAACGGCAACATCATCATTGCGCCCAACGGCACTGGTCAGGTGCAGATTACTAACGCTGCATTGGATCTGACCACCATCGAAGTAACCAACATAAAGGCAAAGGACGGCACTGCGTCTATCACCCTTGCTGGCTCTACTGGAAATGTAACGGTTTCCCCTGCGTTTGCTGTAAATGGCAACACTACCCTTGGCGATGCCTCCACCGATACCGTGCGGGTGAATGGGTATATGGGGGTGGGGCCGAGTGGCGCAATTTCTAGCATTGGTGCATACATCTATCCACAGGCATTAAGCGGAGTTACCCAAGCTGGTGTGTATGCGTATGTTTTATCAACAAGCGCCGCAACCACAGCGACCATTGGCTTGTCCGCTAGACCAGCAACAGCAGCAGCGGCTTACACATCTACTGATGCAATCGCTGTAAGGGCTGATAACGCAGTCAAAGGCGCAGGCTCCACCATCACCAACCAACACGGCCTCTACATCGCCGACCAAACCCAAGGCACAAACAACTACGGCATCACCTCGCTGGTTTCCTCTGGCACGAACAAGTGGAACATCTACGCCAGCGGGACAGCGGCGAACTATTTTGCTGGTAACGTGGGTATTGGGACGAGTTCGCCTGTCAGTGTTTTGGATGTGGCTGGTACAACACCTGTCCTGACAATCAAAGATACCCAAAGTAAAACATGGGCACCTAACGACACAGTTGGTGATTTAGATTTTTACTCAACAGATCCAAGTGGAACCGGGCCAAGAACTGTTGCAAGAGTCCGTAGTGTTGCAGATGCCAACGCAACAACAGTCGCAGGTGCTTTGTCGTTTTGGACGTCTGCCGCAGACTCAGCGGCAACTGAAAAAGTGCGTATTACTAGCGCAGGTAACGTCGGCATTGGGACGAATTCGCCGGGGGCAAAGCTGGATGTTAACGGCAGCATTAACATTGCATCTACTCAGAACTTGCAGTGGGGATCATCGGCGCTTGCTATTGCTGGCGCTTCTAACATCCTGACGTTCTACACATCTAGCTCCGAGCGCCTCCGCATCGACTCCTCCGGCGCTCTCATCGCCAAACCCGCTGCTGGCACTGGAGCAGTGTTCAACGAAGACGGTGTAGATGCTGACTTCCGTGTTGAGTCTGACACTAACACCCATGCGTTGTTTGTGGAAGGAACCAACAGCAACGTCAAAATTGGCGGTAGCGCAGAAAGAGCAACCACAGTCGGCACCAACCACCTTGACATCTTCAACGGCACTGCTCCTGTAGGCACGTTGACCAATGGCATCAGTCTGTACTCCTCCAGCGGTGAAGCCTACGTCATGGACGCTGCGGGTAACGCTACGTTGTTCTCACCGCACGACAGAGAAACAAATGAATGGATCTTTAAATCCAAGCACACGCCAACGGGTAAAGTGCTGAAGATTGATGTTGAGCGTCTGCTAAAGTTTGTCAACGACCATTTCGGTCTTGACGCTGTTCATGAATTCATCGAGGACTAAACCATGATTACTTGGGCAATTCAAAACATGACCCGCGATCTTTCCAACGGGTTTGTCATTAACGTAGCCTGGGCTTGTACTGCTCAGCAAGACTCAGCCTCTGCTTTCTACGGTGGCACGACAACGTATGTCAGCAACCCGGACGAACCCGGTTTCATTCCTTACGACAACCTGACAGAAGAGATCGTTTTGGGTTGGGTGTATGACGCGCTAGGCGACCAGAAAGCCGAGATTGAAGCCAATCTAACGGCTAAGGTCGAGAAGCAACTGAATCCTGTAACCGCTAATGGAATGCCCTGGAGTGCATGATGGAACTCGAAGCCCGTTTTTCTGCTCACGAAGAAGTCTGTGCTGTTCGATACGAGGGAATCAACGCCAGGCTTAAGAGACTTGAGACTATCCTGATAGGCTCTGCTGGCGCTATCATCCTGCTGTTGCTGGGGCTTGTTCTGAAGGTGTGAAATGATTGAGGTAGCCGTAGCTCTTGCCACTGCCGAGGCTGCGGTTGAGGGCATCAAGAAAGCCATTAGTATTGGCAAACAGGCTCAAGACTGTCTTGGTGACTTTCTACAGCTTTTCGAGGCTCGTGATTCCGTTCAAAAGGCTAGTAACGAAGAGCGTGCTAAGTTAAAGCCAGAAGATCAGCGGTCGGCAATGTCAGAAGCGATGGAGTCTGTTATTGCTGCTCGCAAGATACGAGATATGGAGCGAGAGTTACAGCAGTATCTTGTGTGGTCTGGGCAGGGTGATGTGTGGGACGAGATCATTGCAGAACACACATCTATCGTGCAAAAGCGCAAGGCTGCTGAACTTGCTGCCAAGCGCGAGGCTGAAAGGTTGGAAAAGCAGAAGCGAGAACGTGCATTGATTGCTACAGTAATAGGTACTGGCGGCATCATTCTTTACCATCTGGTCAACTACATCATTGAGGCATGGCCGAATGGAAAGTAAACCAGAAAATGACGAAGATGAAAGCGTGCAGGATGCTGGAGCATTAGCAGTCATCCTTGCAATCTGTATGGCTGTCATTGTGTGGATGCTGTATCTGTTGGGGCAATAACATGAAAGACTTAACCGCAGAACAGATAGAGGTCAGAGTGTGGGCGATCATTGCTCTATCGCTCACGTTTATTCTGGTTGTCTCTGTCGTGTCGATCATTCTCGGGGTTCTATTTGTAGAACACGATATGGAGAACATCAGCCCTATCGATGACAAATTTCTATCGATTTTGAAAGATGTCATGATGTTGTCTATTGGTGCCGTCGGCGGTATTGCTGGTCGCCAGGGTGCTAAAGCTGCGGCAACATTTCTAAGGAGTAAAAACGATGATTCCACTCGGGCCTCTGCTTGAAGTCGGTAGCAAGATCCTTGACCGTGTGTTGCCTGACCAAGCAGCAGCAGACAAGGCCAAGGCAGAGCTTGCAAAACTCCACCAAGACGGTGAGTTAGCCAAGATCGCCAACGAGACTAAGCTATTCGAGATTGAGCAAAACAACCTCACAGAGCGATTAAAAGCAGACATGGGTAGTGACTCATGGCTGTCAAAAAATATACGCCCTATGACGCTTATATTCATTCTGGCAGGCTATTTCACGTTTGCCATGATGTCTGCGTTTGGTAAGGATACAAACCAGAACTATGTCGAGCTATTGGGTCAGTGGGGCATGCTCATTATGTCGTTCTACTTTGGTGGTCGGACTCTTGAGAAAATCATTGACATGAGGAAGCGATGAACAAGAACTGGGACTTTGCTTTCAAGAAAATGATTGCTCACGAGGGCGGTTTCACTGATGACGAGCGTGATCCTGGCAATCAACTACCAGACGGTCGCAAGGGCTGTACCAACCTCGGTGTCACGCAAAAGTCGTGGGAGGGTCATCTAGGCCGGCAGGTCACTCACGACGAAATGAAGGCTCTCACGCCGGAGCTGGTGAACGGGTTCTATAAGAGACGCTACTGGGACGCTGTTAAGGCTGACGATCTGCCTGCCGGTGTCGACTATGTAGTGTTTGATACGTGTGTCAACAGTGGGCCTGGGAGGGCCGCAAAGCTCCTGCAAGAGGCTGTCGGTGCTAACCCTGATGGTGCTATAGGTCGGATGACATTGCAGGCTGTAGCGGCTCAACCTGTAGACCAGTTGATAAAGGACTTGTGTGCGCGTCGTCTAGCGTATATGAAGTCCCTCCCGGCCTGGTCGACGTATGGCCGTGGCTGGGAGAGACGGGTTGTCGAAACAGAGCAAGCTGCTCTAGCGCTCGTTTAATCGGTCTGCAACAAGTTGAGCATACCCTGCAATATCGAGCCATGAATCCGCGTAGTTCGGATCACCATTGACGATTCTTGCAATCTTGTGGGCAATCATCTCAAGTGCTTCACGTTGATCTGGCATCAACTCCATGTCTGATCTGCTCTCAAAGATGATGTGCTTTAACGCTTGAGATATTGCTGCATGACCGATGAACGAGCCGTATCGCTTGCCCCGCTCGTCTAGGATGGCGGATACATCAGAAGGGGATGTCATTCTTATCATCCCTTGGCCTCGGTTCCATCAAGCTAGCCCAACCGTCCCAGTTGACCGGGATTGTGTCGATCTTTAGGGCCAGCTTTCCACTCTTGGTTTCCATTACCGTACCGATCTTTGCCCACCGGGTCTTCTCTTGACCGTCTTTCTGGTACGTGCCGATTGCTGCTGAGAGTTCATACTTAACCATCACTGCTCCAGTTTGTTGATTGCTGTTTGTACGTCTACTAAGAATGCTTTGACCTTTGTTTCGAGTGCGTCTATCTCCTTCTGATCTGGTTCAAATCTAACCACAAACAACTGTAGCTTTTCTGGCAGGCGTGGGTCGAACGACACAAAGTCAACCCATTTCTTACCTGTGCAAGCGAGCTGTGCCAACATCTGCGGTTTGTGCTTTGCAGGCACTACCCCATCAAGCCTCCAGTCCAGGTGTGTCGTGGTATTGGGGCATTTGATCTCAATCAGACCGTCACCTGTGAACCCGTCTGGTGAAGCTCCGAACCACTCGATTGACGGGTGCTTGATAAACCCGACTTCCTCCACCCAGTCATGTGTTGTTTGATACGCAACACGTGCGAGCGGTTCAGTCTCCGTACCCCACTGCATAGCAGCGTTGGTGTATGACTCCTGTTGCTGGCCGGTTAGTCTCTCTGCTACCAGTTGAACCAAATAGTTTCGCCTGGTGGCTGTATCTTTCCCGGCGATAGCGTCACTTACCCTGCTTGCTGTTACGTGGCCTAGACGCTGCTGGAACCATTGGCTTGTACGCTGAGACGAATCCAGCGTAGGGGACTGGATGAGCTGGTTGGTTGTAGAAGCGACGTTTGTGAAGTTCATATTCTTTCCAAAACAGGTGTGGGAAGTTTCGTTTTACGTCACTGATTGCTTTTTCCAACTCTGGATTCGGGCGGTCGTACTGCTTTGTTGGCCTTACTTTCTTCAATTGCTCGAACATGGTCAATTCCTTTTTGTGTGATTTTCCAGACACGTTGCGCTCGGTGTGAGCCTTTCCTAAAACCGTCAATCTCTACGAGTTTCTGTCTCAACAGCCATGCAGCTCGTGGAGTGATCGACTGATACAGGATGTGAGGTAGTTTCTCTGATACCTCATACGCATTCATTGGGCCTGCCATCAACTCTTTCAGAATCATCAGATGGATCTGTTTGGGGCGCTCAACATGGACAGGCACCTTACTTGTGTCAGGGTCTGTTGTACGGAACGGCCAGGGGTGGGTGAACATCACTTGACCTCCATTAGTTTTGATTTCATTGCGTCTTTCATTGCTTCAATCTGCTCGTGTGCTCCGTGGGCCTGAAATGCGGCCTTGTAAGCGGTTTTCAGCGCATCCATAGAGGTTGATGCCTCCATTGCTGCTAACGAGGCTTGCAGGCTGATCTGAGGCTTTCTAGCGGCATTGCCATCGTCATCTTCAGCCGCCACTCCAGTAGTCGACATGAGCGAGTACCTTCTAGCATAGGTAAGAGCCGATCCGTAGCCTTGGGCATCGTGTTTGCTGGCAGGCACGTGCAGCTTTCCACCGCTGATCTGCTCGCCTGACTCGTGTATCAAGATCGTCTCAACGATTACACCAGTCTCACACTCGTGTGTGCGCTGCATTAGTGCGATACCGTTGGCGTTAAGTCCATCAATCACTGCCTCTACACAAGCCGCCAGGTCTGCGTAGCGCGACTTAAAGTGCGGGTTTGTTGACGATTTGAGTGCTGGGCCGAATGCTTTCTGCGCTTTCACCAACGCTGCTGAAATCTTGTCCATTCTTAAAACCTTTCCATTTCTGTTGATAACTCTGTTGTTCGGAGGGTGGCACCCAGCCATGCCGCCTCCATGTTTCCATCACGTTTGTTGCTGCTGCTGGAATCCAAACGAAATCCGGGTTCAAAATAGATCCCACAAGAAACTCCCGATAGTTGACTCGCTACCAACCGACATGTCTACTAGGGTTATCCCTAACATCACGCCAAGAATTACAAGCATTACGTATTTCATTTGTAGGCTACCTCGCTCCAGAATTTGTACTCATCGAGCAGCATCGGCAGGATCTCGTCACGCAGGTCAAACGTCTTGCCTGCAAGCACAGACCTGAAGGCTCGGTCGTACAACTCGATTGCTTCATCAGATCCACCGCAGACAACATCAAAAATTGAGTGGATGGTTTCGATGTCTGTTGACCGCAACCAGGTGCGTACTTCGTACTCCTGACGCTCTTGCTCGCGGTCTTGCTGCTCCCAACCGCACAGTTGTTCTTCGCTTAGGTCTTCTGCAATCCACATGTTTATCTCCGTTTAGTTGTGCTACAGGAGTGACTCTACTCTTCTGCAAAAGTAATGCAACGAAAATATATTTATAGCCTGATGACAACCTATAGACCAAAACTATAGACGTTGTGTCAAGGAGGTGTATACTGTACCAAGGAGGTTCATATGACACCAGATCAAGCTCTAAAGTTAGCAGCAGCAATGATGGGCGGCACTCAACAACTGTGCGACAAGCTCAACGTATCTCGGCAGGCGATGTACGGGTGGAAAAAGCAGATCCCACTCAAGCGGGCATTGCAGATCGAGGACATCACTGGAATCCCATTCACTAAATTGAGGCCCGACTATGCCGATCAGTCTCACACCGAAAAGCAAAGCCCTGCTAGTTGAAAGAGGCTATCAAGTGGCGCTTGTCGAGACGTACAACGCTTTCACTAAGCGAAAGCACGACCTGTTCGGATGTATCGACCTGCTGGCAATCGGCAACGGCGAGACGGTAGCTGTGCAAGTCACTTCTAAAGACAACCTTTCGTCTCGCAGGCACAAGATTGAAGAAGCCGAGGCGTATCCTGAGATGCTTAGATCAGGCTGGCGCATTGTCTTGCATGGTTGGTACAAAGACGGAAACAGATGGCAGTTAAAGGAGGTGGAGCTGTGATCTTTGAACTCAAGTCAGAAGCCCATCGTAAGACTGCTTTAGAAGCCCTTAGAGCCGCGAAAATAGGCTGGGTGGTACGCATAGAGCCAGCCAACAGAACAAACGCTCAAAACGCCTTCTACTGGGCCTTGCTTCAATCTATTAGCGAGCAGGTGATGCCG